GCAAGCCGGTTGATATGGGGTCTAAACTTTTTTCACCAAGGGCCATTTTCCCTATTGCGTCTAGTTCGTCAGGCGGATAGGTATGTCTCACCGGACGCCGATCGGGGCGCTGGGAGCGATGGAGATGCAGATGACCGCCAACTTCGCCAACCGCTACGGCTACAGCGACGTCGAGCCCTACGAGATCGTCCGCCGCGTTAGCGACAAGACCGTTGAGGTCCGCGCGATGAGCGCCGAGCGCGACCCCAGCTACAAGCCGGAGTTCGTTGTCGGCGGGTTCTCTGCGGTGTGCCTGAACCAGCGGGAGCAGAAGTGGGTCATCAGCAGCAACCCCGAGGCTCGCGTCATTCGCATCCGGCTGCGTAAGGACGGTCGCTGGTACGACAGCTACGACAACCGCTACGGTCTGAGCGACAAGCCGCAGAAGTTCTACGACTACAACTTCTGAAGCCCCTGGTCCCCGCCGCGTCACGCGGCGGGGAGCCCAACAAGGAGGAACCCCATGGAACCGAACTCTCCCGCCTACTGGCTTCGCGCAATCGGCGGCGGCCTGCTGTTCGCGGCTGGCATGTTCGCCTTCTTCTTTGTCGGCGGCCTGTTCACATGAGCCCCTACGTCATCCCCGAGACGATCGGCGTGCTGCGTGCGCGCATTGACGTACTTGAGCAGCTGCTGCGGCAGGTGCATCCCGAAAGCCAAGAGGCCTTCCGCATCCACCAGAAGCTGGCCCAGACGGGCCGCCAGTTGGCGGTGAAGGAAGGCCGAAGCGCGGAGATCAAGCTGTGACCATCGGCAACCTGCTGGCCGCCCGCGAGCAAACCCACGGCGACTACCGCACGAAGGCGGAGACGATCCAAAGCCTTAAGCGGCGCATGCGCTGCCCAGACGGCTGGGACAACCTGACGCCCTACCAGCGCGAGAGTCTAGAGATGATCGCGTCCAAGATTGGGCGCATCCTGCACGGCAACGCCGACGAGATTGACCATTGGCAAGACATCGCCGGCTACGCCATGCTCGTTGTCCGCGAGCTTGAGGCTCGCCCGACTTCCGCCGCCGGAGGCGCGGAACCCCCGCCGGGAAATGCGATCCCCCCAAACGCGCCCGGCGGGGAGCCTCCCGCGCCGAGCGCCTTGGCTGGCTGGGCCAGCTTCGGGTTGCCCCGGCAGACATGACAGCAAGGAAACACAGAGCATGTCCAAGACCTTCTTCCGCACCGACTTCGGTCAGCTGCTGCTGGCCTTCGCCGGGATCATGCTGGCGTCCTTCTTCGGGACGCTGATCGCCGGGGCGCTGATCCTCGCGGTGATCGGCTAATGGCCGACCTCTACCTGGACAGCATCGAGGTCTGCCGCCGCTTGGCCGCAGCGTGCAAGGCCGCCGGCAGTCAAAAGGCCTTCGCGGAAAAGCACGGCCTGTCTCCGGCCTACGTCTGCGACGTGCTGAACGCGCGCCGCGAGCCGGGCGAGTCCATCCTCAACGCGCTGAATTTGGTGCGTGTCGTTCGTTACCGCGCAAAGTCAATCACGGCTGCGCGAGCAAAGGAGGAAAGCAAGCAGTGACCTGGGAACGCATCAACACGCAGCTGGGGCGGACGGAAAGCGTCACCGTCGCCTGGCGCATCCCCGGCGGGAGAGCGACGCCCGCAATGGCCCTGTCTCTCAGCAAGGCCGCCTGCGCGCGGCTGGGGCTTGAGAAGATCAAGGGCAAGCCCTCTCGGGTCTACGTCGAACGGGACCGGATGGCCGGCAAGGTCCGAGTAACAAAGGCGCCCGACAGCGCCATGCGCCACGAAGCCCGCGCCGTCGCGTGGAAGGATGGCTGCTGCACCATCACCGTCCCCCTCGACGACGTACACCTTTCCGAAAAGAAGCCTGCGCAGGACGTGCCTTGGTCGATCGAAGGCGGGTGGATGGTGGTGAAGCTGCCGCACTGGGCGTGTCCCGTCGTGCGTGTCAATGTCCCAGGGAGGGCCGCGTGATGTCTGACGTAATGCTTCAAGTGCCGATGTCGGCCCGGCCTTTCGTGGAGACAGCCGAAGCCGACGCCAACATGACCTGCCGCCAAGTGGCGATCCTGCTGATGATGGCCCACCATCCGGGCCACAGCGTGAAGCACATCGCACGGGCTCTCGGGATATCGAAGCCCGTCATCACACGGGCAACCGACAGGCTGGTGCTGCTGAAGCTGGCCGGGCGGTCAATGTCGTCTAGCGACAGGCGCCAGGTCGAACTCACGCCCACGCGCGCCGGCTTGCGCCTGCTGCGCGAAGCTGGCTTGTGGCCCTCTGCGTGAGGGTGCGGATCATGGAGACGGACCCCGTGCGTCTCGCGGCTATGGCCAAGGACTACGGGGTCCGCGTTGTCGCCGGGCAAGCGGTGGCCGTCACGCAGGTGGCCATCGCGGACGTCTACTTGCGGGAGCTCGACGCGGAGACACGCCGCGCGATGCGAGCGATGAGGGAGCGAAGGGATGGCTGACATCGTGGAGCGGTTGCGCTGGAGCTTCGCCAGCATTGACTACGAAGCCGCCGACGAAATCGAACGGTTGCGGGCCGAGCGGGACCGACTGCTGAGAGAGCTGCGCGAGGTTGGCACGGGCGACGAATGCCGAATACTGGCCGTCCACCCGCCGCGCTGTGCCCGCGCCGCACGCGCCCGCGCCGCAATCGGGGAGGACCGCGCATGACGGACCAAAGCAACTCCGCAGCCGAGCGGTCGGCGCACGTCACGCGCGGCGCGGCGCGAGCCAGCGAAAACATCCTGGCCGAGGTCGCGCCCGGTGTCTTTAAGCTGAAGCCGTTGGTCGAGGCCGAGCGCGAAATTGAGCGGCTGCGTGCCGAGCGCGACCGGCTGCAGCAGGAGCGCGATCGCCTCGCCGCCGATCTCGCCCAGGCGCACCGCGACATCGGGCCGTGGATCGCCAGGGTCTGGCAACTCATCGCCGCGCTCGACCAGGCCGAGCAGGCGCTGCGCGAGGCGGGCGCAATCTACGGAGCAGACGCGGCGCTGGCCGCGCTCAGAAAGGAGATCAAGGCATGACCACCGAACAGCGCCGCAGCTGCGCCGACTGCCGCTATACCGCCGGCCAGGAGGGCGGATCCCTCACCTGCCAACGCTACCCGCAGCCGCACCGCGTGGCGCGCTCCTACCTGTGCGGCGAATACAAGGCGCTTGTGGAGGAGAAGCCCGCAGAGCCGAAGCCGCGCGGCCTACGCGCGCGCCTTGCGATTAGCGAGCCGCCGACCGTCACGCGCGCCGCCGCCGAGGACTGAGATCAGCTGCGATGCGCTGCGGATAGGCCGCCGGATCCTCATCCGGCGCGCCGACATCGAGCACATGCTTAAGCCGCGGCAGTGAGCACAGCCTGGTTCTTCGTGGGCCTGGTCGTCGGCGCCAATCTCGGCGTGCTTCTGATGGCGATCCTGGTCATAGCAAAGGAGGAAGAAGAGAATGCCGTCACACGTCGGGATGCCCGCAAGTGACTACCACAAGGTCGAAGCACTGAGCGCATCCGGGGCGAAGCTGCTGCTGCGCTCGCCCGCCCACTACATCGCCGCGAAAACCGCCCCGAAGGAGCCCACCGCCGCGATGCGCCTGGGCACGCTCACCCACGCGCTGATCCTCGAGCCGGAGAAGTTCGACGCCGAGTTCGCCGTCATGCCGAAGTTCGATCGGCGCACGACGATCGGCAAGAAGGCGGCAGAGGAGTTCGAGCAGGACCACGCCGGCAAGACTATCGTGGACGAGGCCGCCTACGAAAAGGCGCGCGCCATCGCCGCGTCCGTGCGGCGTCATCCCCTGGTCGCGCAAGGCCTCGCCAACGGCCACGCCGAGGTGTCCCTGTTCTGGGACCAGCACGGGGTGCCGTGCAAGGCGCGCTGCGACTACATGACCGGCAGCGCGATCCTCGACGTGAAGACCTGCAGCGACGCCAGCCCCGAAGGCTTCGCACGTCAAATCGCGAACTTCCAGTACCACCTGCAGGCCGCCCACTACGCCGCCGGCTTCCGCGAGGTCGTCGGCTGGGAGCTCGACCGCTTCATCTTCATCGCGGTGGAGAGCGACGCGCCGCACGCGGTGGGCGTCTACTCCCTCGACGCGCGCAGCCTGCAGTCCGGTCGCCTCCTCATGGAGCGCGCCGCCAGCGCCTACCGCGTGGCCCTTGAGCAGGCGCAGGACGCGCCCGCCTTCTACTCCGACATGCTGGTGGAGATCGGCGTCCCCTCCTGGGCGCAGGTCGAGCCCTACACCGCCGAGTAGCCTGCTTTTCAAAAGTGCCTTGCGCCTAAAACGCAAGGCGCTTATGAACTGCAAAAGAGGGACCGACATGGCCAACGTGGACGAACCGGGCGACTTCTTCGCCGCCCTAGAGGACCAGCGCCAGGCGCTAGGCCTGACGCAGCGCGACCTGTGCAAGCGCGCGGGCCTCTCGCATTCCGCCTACTGGTATGCCGCATCACGCGGCAGCGACATCGGGCTGAAGGCCGCGCTGCGCTACTGCAACGTGCTAGGGCTGCGGCTGAAGGTGGTGAAGGGGGCGGCGAAGTGAGCGACATCGTGGAGCGGTTGCGCTCTGGTGAAGACGGGCTGGAATACGCCGCCGCCGATGAAATTGAGAAGCTGCTCGCCGGGCAAACCTGGCGCCCGATCGGCACCGCGCCGCTGAACGGCACCGAAATCCTGGTGTGGGACTCGATGCGGTTCGCAGACGTCGCCTACTGGGATCCGCTGTCCCTGCGCTGGACGAACGGCGATCACCAGCTGACGCCCACGCACTGGATGCCGCTGCCGGAGCCGCCGAAGTGAGGCCCGTCATTCTCGCCATCGACCCAGGCGCATCAGGCGCGCTCGCCTTTTTCTGCCCCACCGCAGGCACGCTCGAGATTATCGACATGCCCACCGTCGAGGTGAAGCGCGGCACGAAGATGAAGAACGAGATCAGCCCGCAGATGCTCGCGCCCCTCATCAACGCGCGAAAGGCCGGCGTGGCCGTGCTCGAGAAGGTCGGCGCGATGCCAGGCCAGGGCTCCTCGTCCATGTTCCAGTTTGGCCGCGGCGTCGGCATGGTCGAAGGCATCGTCGCCGCGCTCCACATCCCGGTGGAGTACGTCACGCCGCAAGCCTGGCAGAAGGCCGTGGGCTCGCGCGACGGAAAGGACGGCGCACGGCAGCGCGCCGCCGAACTATTCCCCGCATATGCGCACCTCTTCGCGCGGAAGAAAGATGACGGGCGCGCAGACGCGGCCCTCATGGCGTGGTGGAAGGCCACCCGCTGACGACATCCCGGCTGCGGGGTTCAGCAGCACCAAACGGAGCAATGACAATGGGTCTGGGTTTCAGCACGGAAAGCAGCGGCGGCGGCAAGTTCCTGCCGGTCGTCAAGTTCGACGCCAAGTCCGGCGACATGATCGCCGTCAACCGCGAGCCGGCAGGCGACGGCACCTGGGAGAAGAACGAAGTCGAGATCACCCTGCCGACCAAGGTCGTCATGGATCTCGCCGGCATCGAGATCGGCTGGCTCACCTTCACGCCGACCTACAACGCCGTGATGGCCAAGGCAGGCGAGAAGATGCCGCCCAAGCCCACCGCCGATCACAAGCAGGCCGTGCGCGTGCGCGTGTTCTTCAAGGACCACGGCCTGCGCGAGTTCTCGCCCACCTCCAAGACGCTGCTGCGGTCGATCGACCAGCTGCACGACCAGTTCCTGGAGCAGCAGGCCGCCAACCCCGGAAAGATGCCGGTCATCACGATCGAAGGCACGGAGACGATCAAGGTGCAGACGCCGCAAGGCGAACTGCGCTTTAAGGCGCCTAAGTGGTCCATCACCGGCTGGACCACCCCGCCCGCCGACATGACCAACGACGCGCCGCAGCCCGCTCCGGCACCGAAGCCCGCGCCCGCCAAGGCGCCCGTTGCCACCACTGTCGACGATGAGTTCTAGTAGATAAACGAAATGCGGCGCTGGTGTGCAGGATCACCAGCGCCGCATCATCGAGTCCACCGCGAACGCAGGAACCATCCGCGGATGTCCCAAGATATAACAACGACGCACGACACCGCTAGGCTAAAGATCGCCCTGGCCGCCAACGGACGCACAGATGTCAGCCTCTCGGCCAAGGAAATCACCTGGGCACACTTCTGCCAGCGCCTGTCGACGCCCAAGGTCGGGCCGAAGGACGGCAGCTACTACGTCCGCGGCGGCGACCTCGTCGAACCCAAGCGCGCCGACGAACACCTCCTCGCCGCCGACATCGCCATCATCGACGGCGACTCCCGCTTCGACCCCGAGACAGGCGAGATCCACACAGGCGCGCCGCCGCTGCCCGAGGCGATCGCCGCCATGGAAGACATCGGCGTCTCCTTCTTCGCGCACACGACGCACAGCTACGACCCGACGACCGACACCTGGAAGTACCGCATCCTCGTCCCGGCCCGCATGGCCAGCCCCGCCGAGCTCGACGCGGTCGTGTCCTGCCTGATCGAGCAGCTGCACGCCCGCGGCGTTTACATCACCGATGTCCCCGAGAACCGCCGCTGGTCCCAGCCCTGGTATCTGCCCCGCGTCGGAACACAGGAGGCCATCTCCGCCTTTCGCTCCCACCGCCACGACGGCCAGCCCATGGACGTGCAGAAGGCCGTCCAGTGGCTGCAGGCGCGCCAGCAGCAGCGCAAGGCCGAACAGGCCATCACCAGCAGCCCACCGCCGCCCAGGCCGCTCCCAGAGGCGCCCAGCGTCATCGACGCCTTCAATGACCAGCACGGCCTGGAGTACGTCCGACAGACCCTCGAGGCGAACGGCTACCGCTTCATGTACCGCGACGCCCACG